GATCCCGTACAACCGGATCTTCTGCCCTTTCATCCAGACGCCGAGTCCGAGGTCGATGTCGACCGTGATGGTGTCGCCGTCATACACATCGGTCACATACGCCCGGTAGTAGTAACGGCGGTCCTCCATCAGCTCATTTCCTCAACGGCACGTCGAGCGAACCGTTCAGCATGACCGAGCGCAGCAAGTGATTTTTGCGAAAATCGGCCGGGGTGCATTTGCGCGTACTCAAGCAATATCGCGGCGTCCTCGGCGGCCTGCACCGGGTCGGTGTCCGGCGGGATCTCGAGCACGTAGTATCCATCTATGCGCGGTCTGTCTTGCCCAAATGCCATATCAACTCTGACTCCATGCAGCGCAGCGCATTAGACGTTAGGCATCGTCAACGACGAAGCGTTGATCGTTACCGTGCCACCAAGTTGAATACTCGTGAGTGTCCGCACCAAGGCACGAATACCTGCCTGTGGCGTCGCAAAACTGTAGTGCCGCAGGTCGCTGGCCGAGTTCTGCACCAAAGGAGGCGTGGCTAACCCTTGCCGCTGCTCGCCATCTTCCGGGTCTGCCACCAGTAGGTTTCCGGGGTTGTTCAGCCGGATTCCGATAGGTTTCGCCATGTCAGCCTCCACCCAACAAATGGTCAAACAGGTACATCCCGAGTGCGCCCAGCACCGACAGCAGGATCGTGATAAGCAACTGCATCATCTTCTTGCGGTCCAAATCTTCCTGCGCCGTGTGGTTACTCAGCACCTGCTCGATCTTGATCTGGCCTGAAGCCAAGTCATCAATCCGCGAGTGCAGCCGCAAATTAACCTCGTGCGCCGACTCCTTCAGGGCTTGGTGCCCGGCCTCCAGCCTGGCTATCTGGATGGCCTGCCGATGCTGGCCGTCCTGGATCTCATGCACAGTTCGCTTAATGTCGCTGAGGTCATCCACCGCATCCCCTCGTGTTATGGCATCAGCGTTCAAGCGTTGGGCATCGTCAGGCTTGATGCGTTGATCGTTACCGCGCCACCAAGTTGAATACTCGTATCATCCATCTGTAGTGCGCCAGTATTGGCCGCGACAGTCGATACATCCATATCCATGACCCAGGCGTCCCCGCTCGTCACGACACGAGCCCAAGTGGCTGTGCCGGTTGCATCGGCTGACGCGTCCGAGAGTCCCGTGACGTTGAAGTCCAGATCCCCGGCAGATGCCGTCCCGAGAGCGCCGCCGAACGTCATCTCAGCGAGCAAGGTTTCGGTCGTGATGGCAGCGCCAGCGGCGGGCTTGGTGCCGTCGTAGATACGCAGCTTGGCGTTGGTCCCGGCGTCGTCGATGATGCCTTGGGCCATCGCAGTGCGGGCGGATTCGCGGAGGTTAAGAGTCGGCATAGGTTAGCCCTCGTTAGGAAGTAGGGGTGGTGGTGTTGTCGCTTTGCGTCTTTAGACCCAGAGATGCCTGCATCGCCTGGTAGTGCGCAACCGCCAACTGGGTGTTCGCTGCGTAGTCAACGTCCTTGCTGTAGGCGCGGTACAGCATGTAGTCGAGCAACGCATTGGCGTAGGAGTCGACGACCTTGATGGTCTCCGCGGAGGCCGAATAGTCAGTGTCCGTCGCGTGCCCGGTTGGCACAGAGCTGAAGACCACCTCGAGCTCTGCCGTGGCTAACGCAGGGGGGTAGACCAAAAACTCTCGCGGGAGCTTCGGGTCGAACATGTAGTGCTCGATGGTTTCGGTAGCTGTCTCGGCATGCCAGGCACGCCGTTGATCATCAAGGATGGGCCGGTCGATCAGGCGCACAGCTCGCCCCGAGGTCACGTTGCGCACCACGTCCAATAAACGCAGAGCGTTTGGAAATTCCGTCGTCAGAACCTGGCGCGTCCCCGCGGCGCATGTAAAGTTGCCCGATTCGGAATTCGCGTCCGGGCGCATCAAGATGACCTCTCGATACCCGTCGTTGAGCCAACCCACCAGTTCGGCCGACGGCCAGCGGGTGCTGGTCGTGTCTTGCAAGATCGTCTGCGCTTTGGTGATCAACTCGTTAACCGTTACGGTAGCCATTCAAGCCCCCCTCAAAAGTAGTGTCCTCGGACAGTCAATTTGCGACGACTGCCGCCCTGCGCCCGATCCAGGTTGGCGCGGCTCATCGCGCGCTCGAACAATTCTCGATCAACACCTTCTTCCGTTGGGTCGACCCAAGCTTCGTGATGGCGCCGAAGGTACGCTCGCGCGCCGGCGGCGATGCCCTCCCGCCAATCTCGATACAGCACGTCATCGACTGAAGTAGCCGAGTCGGTCGGTCGCACGATGAACCGAGCGGTCAGCGTCTCGTCCGCGATTGGAACTGGCCCAAGGACCAGCGCCCGGTCCCCGTCCACGTAGTAGGCGCTAGGGAGCCCGGACTGAACATCCAAGGCGGCAGAGTCGAAGTCGTGACGAGACAGGCGTTCCAGAGGCGTCGTGTCACGCAATACCTGATCCACGATATAAACCGTGCCTTCTGGGGGATAAAGATCCACTCTCGCCTCGCCGGCCTCGACATCGAGCGCATCGCTAACGGCCAGCAGCCGCGTGCGTCGACAAAACTCAATGCAGGCCTCGCGCAAGGCCTCGCGTAGCAAAACATCTGGGCACCGAGCGATGCGCCCGGCAACCAAGCCCATGAATTTATCCAGCGACGTTGCCATCGGTCTGTGGCTCAGCGGTGATCACCGGCGCCTTGCGAACGCGTCGCTTGGAACGCGGAGTAGGCGCGACGGGCGGTGGAACTGTATCTTCAACCGCGGCGTAGCCTTCCGGGATCGACAGTAGTCGCTCAATGTGCGCAGGATCCGTCACCTCGCACAGGTGACGCGCTTCCTTCTCGGTCGGGCCGAAGAAGTACACCTGATCATCGAGCTTGACCTGAGTCCCGCCGGCGCGTTTGATCTTGGATTCAATCTGCATCGTGACTCCCCAATCTAAAAGCGGGGGCCGCAGCCCCCGCTAGCCCGATTAGCCGCCGAACGCAGCAGCTCGGTATGACACGCTCAAGTACACGGTGCCTGCGACACCGGTGCCAGACGCGGCCGTCACCTTGTAACCAAGGGTTTTGCCGGCAGTGCCGGTACCTTTGGTGGTCAGGGTTTCAACGGTAGGCGTCATACGCGCGGCAACACCGGTGCGGCCCACCACGATGTCAGACTCCAGCGTCGTTGCCAGATCATTCTCGTCGTCGTTAACCACACCGAATGCCATCGAGTGTGCCGTAGCCGAGTCGATGTCAGTCGAGGCATAGACTGCGTCCACCAGGACGCAATCGGCCGGCAGTTCGCCCATGACGTAGACGTCGTTGAGGGCGGTCTGTGCGGCCGTGACAGGCAGCTCGAGGAGGACGTTGACGACCTCGCTGCCAGCCGGTGCAGGCATCGGCTTAGAGCCAGTAGCCCAAGGGGATTTAATGGTAGCCATTGCGTCAGCCTCCTATTAGCTGGGATCGGCCGCAGCGGTGTCGATGGCCATCAGGCCAAAGTCACGGCTGGTGCCGTCGATCGTGAACGAAGATTTTTTGACACCGAAGATCGAGCTGGTGGAGATCACCACCTGGTTGCCGCGATCCTCAAGCTCTTCGTGCCAGTCGAAGCGCAGGCCAGTGCCCCGCGAACCGAAAGCCACGACGCCGGCCTGGCGGCCCAGGAAGAGCGCGCGAGCCGCGTCGACGTTGCCGCCAGCACCGTAGGTGCCGTCAGTGATAACGGCTTTGTGCTTGTGCAGGACGACGTTGTTGTACATCCCCAGTCCACCCTTGAACATCGGGTTGTTGCGACCATCCGCGCCGGCGGCGGCTTTCTGGATGTCCAGCCACTGCCCGGTTTCGGTACCGGTGCGCAGGTCGTACTCCTGCCACGGGTGCATCACCAACACGAAGTGCGGCTCACCGTCGATCTCACAGGGCTGAATACTCGGGATCCCCGAGGTGCCCCCACCCATGACTTCGGCACGAGCCACGGCCTTGTCGATCAGCGACAGGGACATCTTGTCAGCGGCATCGACCGTCGCCTTCGAGGTGGCGTCGCCGCCGTAGATGATGTGCTGGTCGTCCGGCGCCACCAGGCTGTTGCCAGCGTAGCCGGTGAAGGTGGTGTCCTCGATGAAGTCGGCGTTGGTGCCGCGCATACCCGACAGGTAGATGAACAGCGTCTCGTCGAAAAGACGAGCCCACCACTCAGACTGACGTACACGAGCCACCTTGCGCATATCGTGGATGGTGCGCTTGCGCGACATCCGCCCGCCGGTGTTTACCCCGCCGCGCAACTGGTCGATGTACAGCGAGTCGGTGTAGAACTGCAGATCCTCTTCGCGGCCACGCAGGTTGGCGTCGCCTTGAATTGGCTTCATCTTCAACTGCATGACGAGGTCGTAGCTGACCTTGTCGCCGGCGTCGTTCTCGAGGTGCGGCAGCGTCTGCAGCGGGGTCTGGGCATCTTCGCCCACACCCATGAACTTTTTGTTGAAGTAGGACTTGCGGCCGACATCGACAGCAAGGAAAGCGGAATAGCGCTGGATCGCTTTGGGATCGCCAACGCCGACGATAGTTTTGGCCATAAGAGTGCCCTCTAAGTCAAAGTTTCAGTTGACTCAAGACGCACTCTTGCGCGTGTTGATGCGAGAGTTGTAACCCTTAGGCCAGCATTTACAAAACGGGAGGGGGGTCTTTTTTCAACACCCCGCCGCCCAGCCCGGTGCTCGCCACACTGCGGGCGGTCACCTCGCTGGGCAGGGCGACCTGGATCGTGGGAGCCGCGTTGATGCGCAGCCTGGCCAGCTGGCCAGACTTGGCAGACAGGGTCACCGAGACCTTGCCAGTCCCATCGAACTGCAACGTCTCGCCGACCCGTATGTCTACCTTCAGTGTGCTCATCAGTTCACGCGCAAGAACCGATCGACGTCAGCTGGGGGGAGTTTGGCGAGGGCCGCCTCGAGATCCATTCCGGAGAGCTTCTCCAGGTGAGCGAACTCGTCGCCCCCCGTCTCCGGGATGTCGGCGGCCGGCAGATCGCCAATGTTTGGCGGGACAGCCTGGCGGTCCGGCTTCGACTTGTTAGCAGGCTTGGCTGCAACAGGCGGCGCTTTTGGCGCCGGCGGCGCATCGCCCAGCAAGTCCTTGACGCTCTCGCGTACCTGGCGGTCTGCCTCTTCGAGGAACCACGCCATCAGTTTGCCCTCGTTGGCCGTATCGCCAGCCAGGCTCTTCACCGCGCTGTCCAGGGCGCCGTACAGCGCCGAGTTGCTCTGGTACATCGGGTTGGCACGGAAGAAACGCTCCTGCTCCCACTGCCAGCGCTGGGCTGCCGCCTGCTCGGTCTGCTCGCGCGCCATGGTGGCTTTGAGGTTCGCCTCGCGCAGCGCTAGGATCTCGAGTTCGATTTTTTCTCTGGCCTCTTCGTAGTCGTCGAGTTCGAGCTCGCCGTCCTGGTACTTGGCGCGCAGTGTTTTCTTCTGCTCCGCGAACTCGGCCATCTTGTCGTCATAACCCTCGACCGGGCTGACTTGGTACTTCGGGACGAACATATCCTGTGCGGGCTCAGGGGTCTCCTGTGCGGCACCCTCGGGCTCGTCAACCTCGGCTTCAGCAGCTTCGGCGGCTTCAGCCTGGACCTCGGCAGCCTCGGCCTGGGTCTCGGCCTGGGTCTCGGCCTGGGTCTCGGCGGTCTCCGAAGGCTCGGCGCCCTCCTGAGAGGCCTCGGCGGCGTTTGCCTCTGCGGCGACCTCTTCATTCGCCGTCGTTTCTACCTCTTCCTCTTCGAGCGCCGCGCGCTCCTCATCGCTGAGTCCTGCCAGTTCCGCCTGGGTCACACTCATGAGATACCTCCGTCGTCAATAGATGCCCCGGGTGGGGGTGGTTGAATCGGCGCCGCCTGCATGGCCTGGGCCGCTTCTGCTGCTGCCCGCTGGGTCTGCGCGTTGCCGATTTCGGCGTGGGGTGACTGGTCCACGTAGCCCGCCCCCAGCATGATGTCGTCAGCGACAGGGCCGGACTGGGGCGCCGTAAGCACGATCTGGGCAGACTCCAGGGCGTTCTTCATGGCGGTCAGCCGGGCGTCGATCGCTTCTGCAGACAGCTTGTCCCGCTTGGCCTCGATCTCGGCCAGTTCAGCCTTGGCTCTCGCCATGACGAGTTCCTGCTGGGCCTGCTGTAGCGCCTGCTCTTGCTGGGCACGTTGCTGATCCTCGGGGGTCGGGTCGGCCTCTGGATCGCGCATGCCGTTGAGCTCGCGGATTCGACTGACCAACTCGTCGCGGTTGGGCACGTCGGCCATCTCGACCACCAGGTCGAGGAGTTTGAAGGCCGTCTCGGGAGACATCTGGGACAGCCGACTCACGATGTCGAACAGGGACTCGAACATCGCCTGGCGTAACGAGTCACGGTAGTCCTGCGCGCTGATCTGGAAGTCCGCGTGGTTGGCCGTGATGTCGTTGAGCAGGTGCCCCTCAGGGGTGGGCATATTGATGTCCACAAAGGCGGCCCGGCCACGCTCCCCGAGGAGGCGGACCGTTTTCGCCTCGGTGAAGTACTGCTCGACCAGACTGAGCTCGATCTCCCCGGCCAACTGCACCGCGTGTCGGAGGTTGTCGAACAGTTCGGTGGTGACCACCCCGCCCTGCTCCTGCCGGGCCAGGATGGCCTTGCCGCTGTCAGCATTGGTCTGCCGCCCCAGATTCTCGGCCGTCACGCCGCCGGCATTGCGGATCGCCATCGCGTCGCGATCCATCAGGCGCAAGTGCTGGTCAGCCAACTGGTTGTCGCGGAAGGTCGTGAGCTCCGACCCGCGGCGCTTGATGATCACGCCGTCCGGCCTGGCAATTTCGTCGCGTAGATCCTCGATGTCGTCGACCGCGCCGTCTTCCATGACGACCTGGTTCGTGGACAGGATCCACAAGGCCTTACTGGCTCGCTTGTTCATCCCGTCCTGGGCATCCCGCAAGCCGCGGATCGGTCCATAGGGGGCGTTGTCGCGCGCTCGCCTGTAAGCCCAGATGGGCACGAATGGGAAGCGGTTGTGCTCGTAAGGGCTGGGACCCTCCCACAAAATACTGTCGCCCGCGTAGATGCAGCAGCGCATCTCCAGTTCGACTTTGTCGTGCACACTGGCGACGCCCTTGTTGAGCTCACTCTGCTGCTCGAGCGTCGCGGTATACACGGTGCCATCAAAGGCCCCACCCACCATGCGCGAGCGCTTGACGGGCACGCGGTACCAGCACTCGATCAGGCGGACCCGGGTACGTCGGCTCCACGCGAACGCGCCTGCATCGTAGGGCTTGTACTTACCGACCGACGCACCGGCGTAGTCCTGCCCAGGCTCGGTAACCCGAGTGCCCATGTACCAGAGGTCTTCGTCTTCGTCTGCAGTCAGCTTGTTACCGTCTTCAGCCGCTTTGCGAATAGCTTCCTTGCGCTCCGGGAAGTAGGCCTCAGCGATGTCCCGATCAATGTACTTCCACCGGAACAGGTACCGCGCGTCACTGAGGTCGACTTCTGTGCTGTTGGAGTCGTACAGCATCTGCCGCCAGGACTGGTGTCGGTAGAACACCGGTTCCTCCGTGAGATCCCCGCGGACCCCCACCTCGAGCCACCCCAATCCGGCCTTGGCGGCATCGGCAAAGGCTTGGCTGCGTGCCATCGGCTCGTGGTTCGTGTCGCTCAGGTACTTGAGCAGCTTGGTCTTGACCTCCGCGTCCTCGCTGAGGTCCTTGCGTCGCGGGAGCACCTTGTAGTCGATCTTGGTGCGGCGCTCGGTGCCCAGCATCCAGTCGACCATGGGCTTGACCTCGTTGTACACGACCGGCGCCTGGCCGCGCTCCAGGAGCGCCGCGGCGTCCTCTTCCGACCACTGCAGGCTGTCGTAGTAGTCACAGTCGAGGGCCATCTGGTACCGGTTGTGCGCCTGACGCTGCCACTCCTGCTCGTACCACTCCTGAACCTGCTTCAGCAGCTGCTGATGCTTAGGCGTGTCGTACCGGTGCTTGCGCTTGGGACGCGGGGGGGCCGGGTCCACCCCACCCAGGCGGGTGGGGTCATCCGTCGGCGACTCGCCAACAGACTCGAGTAGGCCGTCGTCGTTCATGGCGCGGTGATCTCCCGCTCGGAAACGGTCTCACCGTCCACCGTGATGGTGGCCTCGCCCAGCACCGGCTTTTTCGGCTCGTCGGCGGCCGGCGGTGAGGGGGGCATCGCCACCAGATCCGGCAGACCGTCGACGACCGCATCGACGATCGCCCTGACCGTATGCTTCGAAGTGCCATCAAGACCCATTGCCCATGCGCCCTGGATGGCTGTGGGGATCGCGTGCTCGAGGTTCGGGGTTCCGTCGCTGCCCGCCCACTGGTGGGCGCAGTCCAACGGTACCGCCATCGAGCCGCCGCGGCGGGCGTGCTCCGGATAGACGAACAGACAGGGCTCGCCGTTGAGCCACTGGTAACTGGTCACCAGGCCGCCGTTAACCCGACGCACGCGCCACGCTTTGTCAGTCCCGAGCGTGATAGGCATAGGCCCCTCTCATCGATAATGGGTCTAGAGTCTGACGGTTAGGCCAGCATTTACGCAGCACGCCAGTTCCTCTGTCGCACCGGGCGCTTGGTCACATGCGGCCCGCGGGCCTGATACCCCTGGCCCCACTGCCGGAAAGCGTCGGCCAGGTTACTGTACTGGTCGTGCAGAGGCTGCGAGGTAAAGACCCCTAGCTTTTCGTTATACTTTTTCCGATAGTTTTCCAGCGCACGTATACCGCTTTCACACCCCTCGGCGTCAAAATATACATTGCCGGCGAGCTTCATTCGCGTCTCATGTATACCTTCCAGGACATTGTTAACCCTCGGCACGACATCAAAGCGATGGCCAGGGAGTAAGTCCCGCAAAATCTCAAGCACACTGCGCCCGGTTTGTAGACTCTTGTGCTCCGCGTCGTGCGGTAGGTAGTGGCGATCGTATGTGTACCCGGCAGACTGGATAACCTGCGCATAATGGTCGAGTGGTTCGCCGCCCATCTCATACGACCGCAAGAAGCGATGCTCGCCGGCGACAAACTGGTGCCACCAGATGGCCGTCGTGTCGTTCCACCCAAGGTCCCAGAACGTGTTCACCGGTACCGAGGGCTCGTAAGCCACCTGACGGATGCGATCGGCGCCCCGGAGGGCTGACATCTGCTCAGCGTAGTACGCCCCGTCAGCGGTGCGCCTGGGCTCCCCAAGCCAGATATTGCGGTACTCCTCGGGTGGGCGGGCCGCTTCGCAGTGGGCGCGCTCCTGCTCGAGCACATCGGGGAACCAGGGGTTGTCGCGATAGTTGATCTGCTCCACCCAGGCATCCGGTGGCGACTCCGCAACGAAGCGCTGGTACGTCTCGTCGGAGACCAGCCAAGGGTTGAGGGTGAGCCAGATCTCCGAGGCGGGAGCGCGAATCGTGGGCGTGAGGATGTCCCAGCTACGCTTCGAGACGGTCTGCGCCTCTTCAACCCAGCAAACGTCGATTGACTCGAGAGACTTGATCGACTCGACCGTGTGCGTTGCCAAGCCGGTGAAAATAAAGCGCGAGCCGTTCGTACCGCGGATCTCCGTCTCGAGGATCTGGTACACGCCGTCGAGCTTGAGCTCCTGAATCTGATCCGCCAGCAACTGCTTGACCGAATCTTTGATCGACTTCTGCACTTCCCGCGCGCACAGCACGCGGAGGGGCTTTTGGGCGGCCAGGATGAGCAGTGCCCGGGCTGCGGCCCAGGACTTACCCGACCCGCGGCCGCCATGCATCACTTTGTAGCGATAGGGTCGGAATAGGTTTTGTAGTTTCGGTGGGAACCGTACATCGACAGTAACATCAACCATCGCCAAACCTAATGTCGATGTTTACGTTGCCGTTTACATTATGGTCGACTTGGTCAGTAAACAATTTCAAATGCTTGCCGTATAGCTCACTCGCTCGCAAGGCGACGGTGTACTCTTCGTTTTCCTCAGCCTTACGGCGCACCCGCTCGATGTCAGCCAAAACGTCCGCAGCGGTCTTGCCAATCTTCTCGGCCCGCTTGTCCATCTCGGCCTGGATGGCCTCGGCAACAGCTGGCACAGTCAAGACCTGATAGCCGCCAGCCCTCGCAGTCCTAGCGCTATATCCGGCACGGACAGCGGCCTTAGCCGCGTTGAGGTCCACCAGGTACTCCTGGACAAAGAGCGCCTGCTTACCGGTCAGCCGGGGCTTAGAATCGCTCACGCCCACTTCCTCCTCAGCCAATAGTTCCTGACCTCGGCGTCGAGCTGGTTCAACACGGCCTGGCGCTCTCCGGAGTCCCTGGGGATGCGCTCGATCGTCGAACGACCCGTCCAACAGTACTGAGCCGCCCAGTAGGGGCGGCCCTTGTGGTCGTAGCGCTGCACGCTGCCCGCTCGCCCGATCAGCTTGCCGAGCACCAGCCAGCTCACCGCGGCGCGGATCTTGTGCTCAGACGCGCCCATCGCCAGGGCGAGCTCGCGCGTGGTCCAGCAGGTCTGTTGACCGAACTGCTCAATCACCGCGTTCAGCACGCTTTCCCTCGATACCGTGGACATCTGGTATAGACGCATGGCAATACTTTAGCACTAAAGTATTGGCAAAAAACAATAGATGTCAATTCTGGGGTACTGGTACATCGCCGCCCGCCCCCGGGGCTAGGACTGTCGGAAGAGGGGAGGGAGAACTCCTAACCAGCGACGCCCAATCAAGGGCGTAGCAAAAAAGTGCTCGACATGTGACTAAACACAGTCTGTACTGTGCTCCTCGGTTGGCAAGACGCTAACCAACAACGCGCCAGGGACGGCGCACAACGGATCAATCAACAGGAGAGAAGGTGTGACCACTGCAGCCGAGAGAAAAGCCGCCCAGCGCGCCCGAGACCGGGCTGCTGGGCTGACCGAGATCCTGGTCAAGGTCCACGTCAACGACGTGGGTAAGATCCGCAGGCTGGCAAAGACCCTGCTCGAGCGACGCAAAGGCTAACCGTTACCGTTACGCGAAATCTAATGAAATCGCTTCCTGCTTCATCAAGGACGGTTTCGTCGTGACGCAAGCATCATGACCAGAGCCTTCCTCTCCACAGGCTGTAACCGCGTAACTCGCGGCCAAACTCTTGAGGTTGATCGCCGCATTGAGATCGCGGTCAATCACGTTTCCGCAGCCGCACTCGTAGATGCGGTCAGCCAGCGTCAGGTCGTTGATAGTTCCGCAAGCCGAGCAGGTTTTGCTCGACGGGAAGAACCGATCCGCGACGTAGACGGCAGCGCCGGTCATCCAGGCTTTGTACTCAAGCTGCCGCCGGAACTCGGCGAACCCTGCGTCCGCAATGCTACGGGCAAGGCGCCGGTTTCTCAGCATACCGCTGACGTTCAAATCCTCGATGCCGATGGCTTCAAACTCAGTCACAAGGCGGGTAGACAGTTTATGCAGCGCGTCTTCACGAATGTTCGCGATGCGCTGGTGCAACCGGGTGAGCTTGGCTTTCGCTTTAGCGCGGTTGGCACTGCCTTTCTTCTTGCGACTGAGACTGCGAGAAAGCCGCACCAGCCGCTTGTGAGCAGCGCGGTGTGGCTTGAGCGAGGGTATGACCTCGCCGGTACTGAGAACAGCCAGCGACTTAACGCCGAGGTCAACACCGACCGTTCCGTGGTTCATCTTTGCTTCAAGCCGGTCTTCTGTATCGACCAGTAGGGTGACATACCAGCCATCGGCCATACGGCTTACCGTGGCAGACAAGACCTGCCCGGAAAAACGCAGCTGCTCGCGCATCTTCACGGACCCGCAACGTGGCAACACGACGCGCTTACCGTCAACCTTCACAGCATCCTCGCCTTTCTTCTGAGGGCCGTTGTCGGCGCGGAAACTATCGCGAACCCCTTTCCGCTTGAAGCGCGGATAGCCAGGCTTGCCGCCTTGCTTGACACGGCGGAAGAAGTGCTGAAAAGCCGTTCCGAGATTCTTGATGGCTTGTTGCGGCGCACACTTGGTGACCTCTGCGTACCACGGAAACTCGTCTGCCTTGATGCTGTTCAGCCGCTTACGCAGCGCGATTTCAGAGGGTTTGCCGCCATCCTCGTACTCTCGTTGCCATTCCGCCAGCGCCCAGTTGTAAGCATGACGCGCCGTGCCGCAGGCCTTGGCGAAATAGATCGCTTGAGCTTTGGTTGGGATCAGTTTGATCTTGTGTGCACGGTGCATTTAGTCGGTTCCGTCAATAACTAGGAGATTACATGCGATTACATGCGATTACAGCAAGCAGTTTCGAATCCCCCCCCACCACACCCATCGGGGCGCGTCAGGTCGCCGCAGTGGCAACTTGTTCAAAATTTCACGTTTGCAGACCAGTGGACCAGTGGACCAGTGGACCAACCCTCCCCGAAGGCTCTCTATATACAGCACTTAAAAAAGAAGTTATCCACAGGTACTGTTTTATCTCTTCTCTATACTACTACTAACTACTTGGTCCATTGGTCCATTGGTCCATAAAGTTAATAAGCTATTGAAATTAAAGTAGAAAGTTATGGACCAACTTGGACCAACTAAGCCCCCTATGGACCAGTTCAAACCCCCAAACCGGCCCCTCCGGCGTAAAATTGTTTGAAATTCACAAAACCAAACCTGTTCAGAATTCACAAAACCGATTTTTTTGTTCGCCGCAAACAAAATTTTTTTGTTCAGAATTCACAAAACGGGTTTTTGTTCACGGTGAACAAAACTTTTGTTCGAAATTCACAAAAGTTATCCACAAAGTTATCCACAGCCTGGGCTACCCGAAGGGCTTCGACCCGATTGTCTCGTACCACTCAGCGCACGCCGCTTCGCACGTCGGCGTCATCTCCCGGGTGTAGAACGTGAGCCGCTTCCGGGTCTTCTGCTCCGGATCCCAGTGCCGTGGCCGGCGCCTCTTGAACCCCTTCCGGGCCAGATAGCTTGCGACCCCGTTGCGAGTGACCTCGCGCTTCCCCTGGCGCATCACGGCGTTGACGTAGCCTGCGACCTCGTCGGGCGTCACGGCGGGTCTGTCGAAGGGATACTCGCGGTTCTCGATAAGGTCATCGAGGCGCTGGTGGTAGTCCGGCTGGGACATCCTGGCCATCTCGTAGTAGGCCTCAGTCCGGAGCGGCAGGGCACCGTGGCTGAAGTCCGAGGTGTCCACCTCATGCAGCAAATAGTGGTAGACGGCCGCCGCGCCACCCATCCTCAACCAGCGGTAGTAGTCGCTGAACCAGGCCGATCTGGCCACGGGGTCCTCGAGCCCTGGGAGGTGTTCGTTCATGGCCACCACCAGCAGCTTCTCGTCGTCCGCGTCGAAGCCCACGGCGTCCTCGTGGTTCGAGTACAGGTACACGCTGGCGAGGTTCTGCTGATAGACGATCGCCCCACCCTTAAGGTTCAGGGCCTCGCGGTCACTGTTCGCGATCCTGGCCTTGATGTCGTTCCAGAACTTCCTGTCCCCCGGGCGGTACACCTCCTCGATGCAGATCACCTTCCGCTTCGCCCAGTAGTCGCCCCACCCGCTCTCGATGTTCTCGCCGTTGATGACCAGACTGGCGCCACCGAAGATGTGACTCATGACCCGCACGATGGAACTCTTGCCGATCCTCGGCTTACCCACCCCGAGGATGCCCCAGAGGATCTTCTGGTCCGGGCGTTGAACCGTGTAGGCCATGTGCTGGAGCCACAGCTGGCGCTCCCGGGGCTCTTTGATGAGGTGCTCCATGAGCCACAGGAAGGGATCCACGTTGCCCGCCCTGGGGATCAGGTCTGGCGGCCGGTAGGTGTTCACGAGTTGCTGACCGTCTAAGGTAAAGAACCGCTCACTGGTCGGCTGCCAGCCTAGGCCGGCCACCTTCCGACTCGCCGGATTGGTGTCGAAGGCCACCGTGGGTTTGACCCGGTTGGGGTTCCCAAGGTCGTCCTCTGGCGCCCTGGGGTCCACGAAGTCGAGGTGCGCCCAGGTCGCGTCGAAGGCCTGGGGTACCATTAGGGCACCGTCCGAGAGCCTGTAGTACTTGTTCAGGCCGGTCACGAAGCAGTGCCCGGCGATCACCTGCCCGGTGGTCTGGGGCACCTCCCGGTGGTCCCCGCCTTCGCCCGCGCCGCCCACCGCGCCGCCGGCGGTCACTACCCCGTCAGCGCCCCCGGCGGCTGAGTCCCCGACCCTGAGCCTGGCCTCCTGGGCGGCCTCCCGCCGCAACTCCCTGGCCCTGCGCTCGAGGGCCCGGATCCCGACTCCGGTCTGATCTCGCACCGTGCGCAGGACCATCTCCCTAGTCACGGCGTCGAGTCTATCTTCGGCCACCCTTGCCAGGACGGCATCGATGCCAGCCGGGCCGCGCCCGCCCTCGACCTCGATCAGTGCCCGCCAGGCAGCCATTGCGTCGCCCTCGACAAGGTCGCCCTCTGCCTCTACCCCGGCCCGGTCGGCCAGGTCGACCTCGCCCGCCGGCGCGCTCGACTGCCCATCCGTTGGAGGCGCGCCCCCCTGGATCGTACTCACTGGCGGTAATCCCCCCTGCTGTCTGCTGAGGTGCTGCTGGATGCGCCACCCCGATGCCCAGCTGTCGTGTACCGATCGCAGCCCGGTGGCCACCAGAAAGTCGTTGAAGCCGCGCTCCTGGCAGTGCCCGTGGTGGCATTTGAATTCGCCCTTGCCGTCCTCCAGGGTGCGCAGCCATGTACCGGAGTCGTCACCGTCGGAGTGCTCCTCGAGCCATGGGCAGATGACGAGGTACTCGGAGTCGTTCTTTTGCTCGATGCAGTTGTCCTCGAGCCAGGCCATGACCGGGGCGTCCTCGGGCCAGACCCCGCTGTTGACATCCGCGGCTGTCTCGCGGGTCGCGTTGAGGTCGACCCCGAAGGGTCCCGCGAGGGCCTCCAGGGTGACCGTTACCTCGGGGTTCCAGCGCCGCATCCGGCAGCGCCAGGCGCGACCCAGCGTGCCCACGTAGGCGGCCTTGCTATTCCAGCCCTCGGGTAGCCGCACGTAGCGCGTCACGCCGCGCATGCCGGGGTCCTTGCCGTCTGGCGCCAGGCCCCTCTCGACCAGCCCGTCGAGGAGGGCGTCGACGCGACCGCGGTCGTCCTCCAGGGAGCCGTCCTCGCGGCGCAAGATCCAGCCCCACTGGTAGTTCCCGGGCGATGTCTCCAGGATCCAGCTGGGCTCCGGCAGGCGCTCGGCCTGGGCGCGCGGGACCTTGGTCCCGACGTCATCGGCGACGATGCAGTAGCAGACCTCGAAGTGATCCCGGCGGCGGACGGCTTTCCCGTCGGGCAGTGGCCGAAAGCCCGAGATGCAGAAGTATTGATTGAGGGCCAGGTGCTCTGGCCAGGCGGCCTCGTGGACATCGCGCCAGCGCTGGCCTCCCCAACAGATCCCCCGCCGCGCGACCGTGATCGCTGAGGGGTCGTCCGCGAATGCCGTCACATGAGCCCGCCATGCCTCCTCCATGCCGCACACAGCGATCAGGAACTGGCTGTTGGTGACGGCTATCTCAGCCGTCAATGCGTCGTCCGGTAGAGTGGCCATTAGAGGGACTCCTTGAGCAGCACTTTGAGTGCCTCGTGCGTGCGCGCTGAGACGAGTTCGAGGCCAAGTTGGTCGAGCAGCGGGCCGCACCGTCGAAGGGTCGCGAGTTGCTTCGACAGCTCCCCCTCGCTGAGCCCAAGGTCGAGCGCGAGGCGCTTCTGGGCGGGCGCGTGCAGGAGCGCATGCTCCAGCACGGAAAGACTATTTCCAGACATTTCCTACCTCTTGGGTCAGGATGTATGCAGGGGACAAGGCGCCCCCCCGGGGATCACGCGCAGTCGCCTATCCGGCCGTGCTGCTCGATGAGATCGGCGAGGTCAGGGCGGACGTCGGCGGCACGCACGGCGCCGTCGGTCAGGACCTCTAGCGCGAGGGCGTGTTCGAGGGACGGCAGCCGGCGCCCGATGGCCCAGGCCGAGACCGTGTTCTGCGCGACGCCGAGGAGCTCGGCGAGTCGGGTCTGGGAGCCGGCGATGTCGATCGCGCGCCCGATGTGATTCTTGGCGATGGAGATGGGCATGGTAGCTACTCACTATAGGGATAGGGGTAACCCCGATCGGGGCCAGTCAGTTAGCACTCTAGTGCTAAACCGCCCGAGCGACAAGGATCGTGCTACGACCACTTACCTTTGTCACCCCACCAGCGCTCGGCAATACTCCGCGACTAGACCGACCACCAAGATCAGGGATGTCCAAGGAGAGACCGCTATGTCTACACTCGCTCACCGCATGCGCGCCCGCATGCGCGCCCTCGACTACAACCAGCAGCAGCTGGCCGACCGAGCCAGGATGGCCCAGACCGCCGTGAGTAAGATCCTGGCGGGTAAGACGCTGCGTCCGACGCGGATCGTCGACCTCGCAATGGCCCTGGGGACTAGCCCCGAGTGGCTGCTCTACGGCAAGGGCGCCGAGGCGCCCGGCGGGCTGGTAGCATACTACCCCGCGCCCACAGACGGGAATACCGCCCCCAGAGATCGGAAAATCCTACCTTCGGAATCGGAAAACCCCCCATCGATCGGCTTCCTGACCCATGCCTCGGGTGGTACCCTCGCCGACCAGGACAGCGGGTTTCATCAAGAAGTGATCATGATGGATGTGCAGAGTACAGCGACGACGACCCCTGAGGGCGACCTGCGGTGGATGCCGGCCAACGAGGCCCCCTACCCCTTTCCGACGACCTTCTTCGCCCGCCGTCAACTCGACCCCGCCCAATGCCGCCTGCTGCAGGTCGTCGACGCTGCCATGGCGCCCGCGATCACACCCGGCGACCTCGTCATGATCGACACCGCCCGGCGCGAGGTTGTCGACGGTGAGATCTTCGCCCTCCTATATATGGGCCACCTCTACCTGAGGCGCCTGTACCGGCTACCCACCGGCGGCTACCAGGTCGTGGCCGACAACCCCAACCATCCCCCGTTCGAGATCCCCGCGTCCGCCCTAGGCGAGTTGATCGTCGTCGGCCACCAGGTCTACCGGGCCGGCTGACCCTCCCGCCGGCGCCTCGCGGCGCTCAACCGACCCCCATCGGGAACAAATTTTTAGCACTTTCTGATTGCTGATCAGGCGCTTGGCACTATCGGTGGTATTTTTTTCGAAGTGGTTACCCCTAAAGGGCTTGACAGTTAGCACCTGAGTGCTAAAGTGAACTTATCGGAAGCGCGCTGTTGGTCGGAGGCACGGTGTAACAGCGCCAAACAAATCAAGCACCGGCCCGTAGGGCGCCCCGCCTGCCAAACCAGGGGCAACTGACCAAGACCACGGAGACCAAGACCATGACCAACCCCAACCCCAATCCCAACGCCAACCTGGCAGACGTCTCGACGCCCGCCGACCTCGCCGACGCACTGGGCCAGGCCCGCGTCGCCTTGAAGGAAGCCAAGGGCCGCGTCGAGTTCCTCGAGCGCCTTGTCAAGCAGGGCGACCTGGACCTCATTGAGGGCCACCTGTTCAGCGTCAGCGTCAGCCGCAACGTGGTGACGAACCGCGTCAAGTGGCAGGCCGTCGCCGAACGGCTGAACCCCAGCCGGCAGCTGATCACGGCACACACCAGCCAGTCGATCGCCGACCGCGTCAACGTCCGCGCGCACAGCAAGGGGGGTTGAGCCATGACCTATTCAATGATAGTCGTGCTCCGCGAAGCCCGGTACCTGCCCGCCCTGCTGCGTGAATACGTCAGCCTGGCGGCCATCGAGCGGGTCGCCGAGCAGTACGCCGCCGAGCCAGTGTCCGCCGAGGCGCTCTACATGCGGCTGCACAACATCGCCGTCCAGAAGATCCAGGAATCTAGCTGAGCCAAGACCAGGAGACCAAGACCATGACCACCTACTACGACGACCCGGTCAAGGACCGCGCGGTCAAGAACTACCTGCGCAGCCGCCGCCGTAACGCGCGAGCCGTGCCGGCACGGCGCAAGTTCCTCGCCCTGGGCGGGCCTTTCAACGAGCAGGTCGTGATGCTCACCCCGACGACGTCGACCGGCTACGCGGTCGAGCGACCCGGGTACACCAAGTGGTACGAGGGCGTGGCTCACACCGCCACGCTGCGGGTCGGCAACCAGGTCGGACGCTACGTCCAGATCCCGGAGTCGCAGTGGGCGCGGAACAACCTGCTGACGCGACTGCCTAGGGGCGTCGTGGGCCAGCTGATCTGGGAAGCCCACTCATAGGAGGTCGCCGATGCAACCGAATAAACACCTGCTTCGACAACTGGCCCTGGCCGATGGTCTGGTCCTGCTGCGCGATGACACCGACAACGTGGTCGACCTGGTCGACCGGACCTGGGTCAACGGGACCCCGTTCCCGGGCGCCACGCTGCTGTACCGCGGGGTTCGGGAGCCGGAGCTCGAGCGTGACTGGCATCCCCTGGTGGCGGTCGGCTGGCCGGAGGTCCCTGACCTGGCTCTGCGGGTGCTCCTGCACCGAGACATCGGGCGCGCGGTCAGCGCCTGGGTTGACGTCCTGCAGTACCAGCTGATCGCCGGCGGGCTGCCCGACCAGGTGCTGCTGTTCAGCGCCCTGGATCGCTGGGGCATCCGGTCTGCACCGATCGCCCTGCTCGATCGGACCCGGACGCTGGACTGGTTGACGTCAACCCGGGCGTTCGGGAGGGGGGTGGTATGAGTGACGAGCACATCAAGGTCGAGGAGATCGTCGTCGAGGAGATCGTCATCGACGACATGGTGGCGGCCTACAAGCACAACCCTGAGGAGATCGGGCGCTACCTCATGCACCTGATTGCGGACCTGCTCCAGGCAGGCATGCGGGGCGAGGAACTACTCGCGATCCTCAACGAGGCCACCGTGCTGGCCTTCGGGACGGGCGAGGAGCAGAGGCATTGAGCGAACCGGGTAAAACCAGAATGAAACGCAAACATCTCGACAAAATCCTAGCCGACCATGCCGCATGGCTCGCCAATACGGAAAACGGCAAATGCGCCGATCTGCAAAGCGCCGATCTGCGCGGCGCCATTCTACGCGGCGCCAAGCTACGCTTCGCCAGTCTGCAAGGCGCCAATCTACTCAACGCCGATCTGCAAGGCGCCGATCTACGCTTCGCCAGCCTGCAAAGCGCCGATCTGCGCGGCGCCATTCTACGCGGCGCCAAGCTACGCTTCGCCAGTCTGCAAGGCGCCGATCTGCAAAGCGCCGATCTACTCAACGCCGATCTGCAAGGCGCCGATCTGCAAGGCGCCGATCTACGCTTCGCCAGCCTGCAAAGCGCCGATCTACTCAACGCCGATCTGCAAGGCGCCGATCTGAGCTACGCCAATCTGAGCCGCGCCGATCTGCAAGGCGCCGATCTGAGCTACGCCAATCTGAGCCGCGCCGATCTGCAAGGCGCCGATCTGCGAGACACGATTATGTACATCGGCAACATCAAGGTAGTACCAGGATGAAACCCGGTCCATGGAGAACTTCGATGAAACTGGATGACCACGAAGAGGCGATGGCCGAGCACTCGGCCGACGACGAGCACTCGGCCGACGACGAGCGGACCCTGCGCCTTACGCTGGGCGGGTCGATCCTGGCGCTGGCCTTCGTAGGCGTACTGCTGTGGCTGATCTGAAAGAACAACTCGCCAGGCTACCACTCAAGGATCTTCTTGAGTTGGTCGACCGCCACGACCCGGTCGTCGACGAACTGGCCTGGCGTCTCGAGTACCACTGGATGCAAGTCGAAGAGATGAAGAAACGCTGGGGCGTGACCACCCAGTCGCACTGAAAACCGAGCTGCTCGGTGCGGGGTTGGTCTCCCGCTCTGGTTGGTCTCCGGCCCGGCGCCGCCCCGGGTAAGCAGCAGGCGGCACTAATTTTTGGAGGATCGAACGGATGAAATTTGACGAGCTCCCGGCGATCTTGGGCAGCCAGGATGCTGACGACGGAGGTCAGCACGGACGCTGACCGACCCCCAGCCGCAGATGCGTAGTGAAACGGCGCACGAGGACTAAGGGCATGACCAGACAACCATCCACAACGGCCACGGTGAAGCGCGCCTATGCGCGCCGCTACTACCCGACCGCCGAGCAGGAGCGCCTGCTGCTGGAGTGGTTCGGTGTGTCCCGGTTCGCGTGGAACGTCGCGCTGGAAATGATGGGCCGCGCCTACAAGGACCGCAACGAGCGGCTGACCTACGTCGGCGTCAGCAAGCAGTTCACGCAGTTGAAGCGTGACCCGAATTTCGAATGGTTCGCCGCGCCGCCGAGCGACGTATTGGACCAGACGCTCCGCGACCTCGACCGCGCTTTCGCCAACTTCTTCGCCAAGCGGGCGAAGTACCCGAAATGGAAGTCACGCAAGAATCCGAAACACGCGCTGCGGTTCGTGTTCGACCAGCGGCACGCGGGGAAGGTGCGCGAGTGGAACAAGGGCACGCTGGTGCTGCCGAAGCTGGGCGCGTTAAAGCTGCGTGGCGACGCCCTGCCAGCCGCGATGCCGAAGATGGTTACGGTGCGCCGCGACGCCGCCGGTCGCTGGTTCGTTTCGTTCGTCGTGGACGAGGCCATCCAGCCGCTCCCCACGACCGGCTCGCTGGTCGGCGTAGACCTGGGCGTCAATGACGCGATGGTGGTCAGCGACGGCAGCGTGGTCGAGAACCCGCGTCATCTGAACAGGCACCAGCGCAAGTTGCGCAAAGAACAGCGCCGACTGGCGCGCAAGACGAAGGGCAGCAACCGCTACGCGAAACAGCGTCAGCGGGTCGCCAAGGTTCACGCCAAGGTGGCCGACGCCCGCAACGATTACCTGCACAAAGCCACAACGGCACTGGTCAAGAGCCACGACCTGATCGCCGCCGAGGATTTGAACGTGCGGGGGATGATGGCGAACCGCCGACTGGCGCGGGCCATTAGTGATGTCGGGTTCAGTGAGATACGCAGGCAACTCGACTACAAGGGGGGTTGGTATGGCCGGGAAATCCGCGTCATCGACCGCTGGGCGCCGACGAGCAAAACCTGCTCGGCGTGCGGGCACCGTATGGCAGAGATGCCGTTGTCGGTGCGTGAGTGGGACTGCCTCGCGTGCGGGGCGCACCACGACCGCGACGTGAATGCGGCCAAGAACATTTTGAGTTTCGCACTAGGCGGGGGAACCGCCGAAGTTATGCGCGTGGAGGGTGATACCCACCGCGAACCGTTGGCGTCTGTCAGCGGCGAGCGGCACCCGATGAAACGCGAACCGTGGCAAACCGAGCAAGCCTGTCTGGAACAGGCGGCGGAGGTTTAGTTGTGGATTCCAAAAGAAGGCGCTCGTTTGTCTGTAATTATTACTTTGGAGGTACCCCATGTTGATTGAACAATCCCTCTCCGAGATCGCCCAGCACTTGGGTCGTATCGCGACAGCCATCGAGGTCTCCTCGGCGGCGTCGGTTACTCAGCCGTCCAGCGAGGCAGCCGTCGCACAGCCCGCCGCCGAGGCGCGCAAACCGACACCGTTGCAGATGCCCTCGGAGACCCCCGACGAGGGCCGGCAGTCGTCTACCCCTCCAGCGATCCCAGTCACCGACCAGGAGATTGCCGAGGCCAACGCCAAGCTCGCCGAGGTGGCGCAGACGCTCGGAAGCCCTGAACCGGTGGTTGCCGTCATCAAAGCCCACGGCATCGAGCGTCTGGCCGAGGTCGGTGACGACCGCGCGATGCTGGAGTCGATTGTCGCCCGGGCGCAGGCTCTCGCTCAGGCGGCAGCATGACGACGCCAGTCCCTGTCCATTGGTTGCGGGGCGGGTCCGTTTCTGACCGCATCGTGCCCTGCCCGGGGTGCGTCCATGAGGCCGCGAAGTGGCCGAAGGACCCCTCGGGGCCGCCCGCGATTGACGGCACGCACAGCCACACATTGTTGGAGCGGTGCGTGAAAGAGAACAAGCACCCGCAGATGTTCGTGGGCGCGACGCTGAGGGACCACGAGGGGTCGTTCCAGGTCGACATGGCGCGCGCTGAGCGTGTGGCTCAGGCCTGGGGGTACCTGCAGGCCCGGCTGTCCGAGAAACCCGGCGCCAGCGTGTTCTCGGAGGTCTTTGTTGACGCCGGCGCGGCGCACGGCGTGCCCAGCTGGGGTGGGTCCTGTGACCTGTTGATCGTCTGGGACGATGAGATCGAGGTGTTCGACTACAAGGACGGCGGTAAGCCCGTCTCGGTCAAGACCTGGCAGCTAGTCAGCTACGGCGTCGGTGCCGTGAACAAGGTCGGCCCTCGCCCGAAGGTGCGCCTGACGATCTGCCAGCCGAAGGCCCACAGGGCTCCGGTCCACCGAGATCTAACCCACGACGAGTTCGAGGTGCTGACCGCCGAGCTTACTCGCTACATGCGCGCCAGTGTCCCCGAGGACGCACCGCGGGTCGCAGGCGATCACTGCAAGTGGTGCCCGGGTGCCAAGCCTGGCCGCTGCGATTCATTCAACGCTCGACTGTCAGGAGGTATCCAGACCATGAGTGAACTACCCAGCGCCCCGTCGGGTGGGGTGCTCCAGATCCCCAGCGTCAGCGAGTCGCAGCTCTCCGACGAGCAGATCGCTCAGGTCCTCGACGCCGCCCCGCTGGTCCGGGAATGGCTCAAAGAGGTAGAAGGCGAGGCCCTGAAGCGTCACCGCGACGGGCGAGCAATCCCCGGCTACAAGCTGACCCGTAAGTCGACCCATCGGCGATTCGCGGACAACGCGATGGAGATCTTCGAGGCGCTCAGGTTGCCGAAGGCGGCCTACCTGGAATCGAAACTGACATCGATCCCGAAGCTACTCGAGAGCGACGCCGTGAAAAAACTGAGCGCCAAGCGTCGCGCTCGTTTCGATGAGGCCATCACGAAACCCGAGGGGGCACTCATCCTGGTACCTCAGTCGGCACCCGGCAAGGTCGTGGAGGTGGGCCTGACCCATGAAGCGATCGAGAAGGCCGGGCAGACCGCGCTGCCAGCTACCAAGCCATCAACCCTTGAACCGGCAGCGCCCGCTGCCACCTACAACTTCATCTGAGGAATCAGTTATGGAACAGCAACAGAACGCTTTCGCCAACGGCCTGACCGTGATGGGTTACGCCATCTACCCCAACCTCGACAAGGCGCGAGACTTCAAGGGCAACGGGGACTTCCGCTTCGACATCCAGGTCGTCATCACTGCTGCCGAGGCGGCCCGGTTGAACGCTGCCGCACGCGAACTCGCCAAGCAGAAGTTCAGCGAGGCCGAGATCAGCAACCCCCTCTTCCACTGGCCCGCTGTGGACCTTAGCAAGGAACCCAGCGAGGGCGCTAAGAAGATCCTCGATGTCTTCCCGGGGGCCTGGGTGATCAAGCTCGCCCGCAAGGTCGACAAGGGAGCCCCGGTCAAGAAGGACGCCACCGGTGCCGTCGTGGTCAACCCCGGCTATATCAACTCCGGCAACGTGGTCGCGTGCGCCTTCGACATGATGACCTACAAGCAGAGCGCCAAGATCTTTGGCGTCACCTCGCTGCTCGGCGAGGTCGCGAAGCTCCAAGACGGAGTCAAGGTCAGCCTGGGTAGCGCCGGCGCCAGCCTCAGCGCTGAAGATCTGGCGGCTGCTCAGTCGGCGACCCTCCCCGGCGTCGCCGACGGTGCGGCTGCAGCGTCACCGCTGCCGACCACGGCAGTTCATCAGTTCTGATGTCCTACCCAGTCGACAACGCGGTCGTCTACGACCTCGAGGTCTACCCTGGCTACTTCCTGTTGGGGGCACAGTTCCCCAACGGTGAGGTGGTTCAGATAGACACCGTCCGGAAAGGGGAGGTCGCGCCCTTCGCTGCGTTCATCGAGCGTGTAAAGACCGGCGGTTACACCCTGGTAGGGTTCAACTCCAGGGGTTACGACGACGTCGTATTGTCGGCCTTCCTCGGTTCTGATGGGGACCCCGAGGCGGCCTACCTTCGCTCGGTGGCCATCATCGTGGACGAGATCCCACCGTGGAGTTTTCGCGAGACCAACCCCGTCGACTCCATTGACCTGATGCAGATCCTACCTGGGCGCGTCGGTCTGAAGGTGATCGGCGTCCGTCTGGGTCACGAAAAACTGCAGGAACTACCGGTGCGCTACGACAAGGTGCCGGATGCCAACGAGCGCGAGGTCCTGCGTCGGTACAACGTCAACGACTTGCAGATCACCCGCAAGTTGTACGACCTGATCCGCCCAGAGTTGGACCTCCGGGCGACAATGTCGGACCAGTACGGGGTGGATCTGCGCAGCAAGGGTGAAGCCACACTAGCTGAGTTGATACTGCTGCACGAGTACACCAAGGCCGGCGGTCTGATGGACCGCAAGGGGCTCAACGCGGAAGCCACTCGGCTGATCGATGAGTGCCCAGAGGCCACGGTTCGTGAGCCGACTTGGTGGAAAGCACTGACTTCTGCATCGGGGATGGAGAAGGTTCGCGCCCTCGGTGAAGAGATCTTCGCAACACCAGTCCCGATCCGCGACGGTCGCCTCGTTGGCGGCGCGCTATCCAGACAGCTGTACATCAACGATCGGTACTACACGATGGGCGTCGGCGGCTTGCACTCCGTCGACGGCCCCGGTTGCTGGGTGCCTGGTGATGACGAGGTACTGCTAGACGTCGATGTGGCGAGCTATTACCCAAACATTGTTCTCACCCAGGGCCTGTCGCCGCGCGCCTGGGGGGACTATTTCACGCCTATCTACCGGTCGATCGTCGAACGCCGCCTGGCCGCGAAGCGCGCCGGCGACAAGGTCACCGCGGATGTTTTGAAGATCAGCGCCAACGGTACCTATGGGAAGAGCTCGGACCTGTTCTCGTCGCTCTACGATCCTGAGGTCACCGCCAATGTCACCCTGCTGGGACAACTCGGCCTTTTGACGCTGATCCAGATGCTCGAGGGCGTCGCCGCGGTCTGCTCGGCGAACACCGACGGAATCACGGTGTTGGTCAGGCGTACCAACCTTGACCGCATGAAGACCATCGTCGGGCGCTGGGAGCAGGCAACACAACTCGAGATGGAATACACCGAGTACTTGGGTCTGTACCAGAAGGACTGCAACAACTACCTGGCCGTTAAGGGCGATGGGAAAGTCAAAAAGAAGGGGCGATTCGTGGACAAGTGGCCAGACCTGCGCCACTCACCGAACGCCAACATCGTCGCGACGGCAATCCAGCGGCGCTTGTCGGAGGGCTGCTCCTTCGAGGACACGGTTTACGCTTGCACCGACATCAACCAGTTCCTTCTGACTCAGAAGGTTGCCCGTGGGTGGACTACCCGGTGGAACGACCAACCTCTGGGCCAGATGCTGCGATGGTACAAGTCCAACCGAGCAGACGCCGCGCCGATCATGCGCACCCCGCCCGAAGGCGCGAAGGGCAAGGCGGGTGTCGTTCCAGACAGCGAAGGTTGTGTGCCGGCAGAGGATCTCCCGGCGACCATCCCCGCGGATCTCAACTACCGGTGGTACCTCGACGAGACCCAGAAGCTGTGGGCGTTGATCACGCAACAGAAACACCCAGGCCTCAACCGATGGGCTGAGCTCGCTCACCAGGCCGGGTTGCGGCCCTGCTTGGTTGACCTGGCAGCCAAGACCTTCAGCCGCGCACGCGCGACCTACGGGGACACCGACTTCACCTCGCTGCTTGATGGTTGGGCGCTGGGCACGGGCACCGGAGGCGGGCTGCTGGCGCGCGTCGGCAAGACGGGCACGAGCGTCTACCGAACAACCATGTCGTATCCCTCGCGTACCAGGAAGAAGGTCCGCGAGGATCACGGCTTCGAGTTGATCTATGGGGCGCGGGTGCCGCTGGAGGGCCCATACCAGGTGCTACCGGAGCCGCACGGCGGCTTCGATGCGTATTACACCCCGGCTGAACTAAAGAAGGTGGGTCGGTGACGGAGGAACTCGTACCGGTTCGACTACCCAAGCGCAAGCCGCTTGAGAAAGATGTCGAGGCTTACCTGGTGGGAGCGGTCAAACGCCTCGGCGGCAAGTGCTGGAAGTTCGTGTCGCCCAACAACCGCGGGGTGTGCGATCGGATCTGCGTGCTACCGGGCAACCGGGTCTGGTTCGTCGAGCTCAAGCGTGATCGAACTGGGAGGTTGAGTTCGAACCAGAAGCGATTCTTCGAAACGCTCCGCGCTTTGGGTGTGACCAATCAGGCGGTGTTGAAGGGTAAGGAGGAAGTGTCGGTATGGATTGAAGCACGGAGGGCTGAGCGTGCTGAAGATTGAGAACCTTCACGGTTACCAGGTGCGCGCCGTCAACCACGTTCTTGAACACCCGCACAGTTTTTTGTGGCTGTTCCTTGGCGCAGGCAAGACCGTCATTGGGCTGACGGCTTTCTCGGAATTGCAGAGGCAAGGGTTCGCACGCGGCATGTTGGTGCTTGGGCCGCTACGCGTGGTGCAGGCGGTCTGGGTGCAGGAGGCCCGCAAGTGGGATCACCTCAAGCGCCTGCGTTTCAGCCTCGTCCACGGTACACCTGAGGCGCGCATCCGAGCGCTGTTCCGCCCCGCCGACGTCTACCTCATGAACTACGAGAACCTGCCTTGGTTGGCCGCCCAACTGCAGCACTATTGCTTGCGGGCCAACCGGGCGCTGCCGTTTGATGTTTTGCTGGCAGACGAAAGCACGAAGCTCAAGAACGCAGCGACGAAGCGCATGGAGGCGTTGGTCCCTCTGCTGCGCTACTTCCGCTGGCGAATTGGTCTGACGGGCACCCCGGCTTCCAACGGCCTCGAAGACCTCTTCGGCCAGTTCTTGGTTATCGACGGAGGCAAGCGACTGGGGATTGATTACGAAGATTATCTGCGTCGGTTCTTCCAACCCGAGGGTTACGGTGGATACAAGTACACCGCGACGCCAGAGGGCGAGCGCGAGATCTCCCGACGGGTGTCTGACGTCGTCCTCCAGATGAACCAGGAAGACTACCTCAAATTGCCAAAGCTGATCACGCAGGATCTTTTTACCGAGTTGCCTGAACGCCACAGGGCGGCCTATGACGCGCTCGAGAACGAACTCTTCGTTGAACTCGACAACGGGGAAGTCTTGGAGGTCGCGAACGAAGCGGCGAAGGTCAACAAGCTTCTCCAAGTGAGCAACGGCGCAGCGTACACGGACACCGAGACGCGGGACTGGAGCCCCATACATGATGCCAAGCTCGAGTTGCTGGACTCCATCATCGAAGAGGCCTCCGGCGAGCCCGTGCTGCTGGCTTACAACTACCGCCCCGATGCTTATCGGATTCTGAAGCGGTACCCGTTTGCTAAGAATTTGACCGGAATGCCGGCCGCGGAGTTTGAAGACGCCCTCCAGGCGTGGAAAGACGGAAGAGAGCGGCTGTTGATCGGACACCCCGCCAGCCTGGCGCACGGCGTGGATGGATTGCAGGACTCCTGCAACACGTTGGTCTGGTTCGGCCTGGGTTGGAGCCTCGAACTGTACCTACAGTTCGTTGCGCGAATACACCGCCAGGGGCAGGAGCGCCCGGTCGTCTGCCACCGTCTCCTGTGTCGTGACACGTTCGACGAGGTTGTCAGGGACGCACTCGAGATGAAGACGTTCACCCAAGACGCACTACGGCGGGCGGTTGATGAATACCGCAAACGCCGAGAGAGGAAGGCCGCCTAATGACCCGCCAAGAGATCGAAACGATGGCCGCCACGTTCAGTGACGAGGTCCACCGGATCAATAAACACCACCACCGTAAAGCTGTGGTGGTGTGGGCCAAGCCCTGGCGCGGGCTACCGGCCCGGTTCGTCTTCCGTAGGGAGGACTCCTATGACGCATCGTCTGATGATCCGGAGGGCTGGCGTACGGTCGGACTCTACGACGCTAACCACAACCCTGTTGACTTGTTAGAGGACCTTGTTGTCTGGGTCGAGGAGAACCAGAAGGTGAGGTTGTCATGAACACGTACCGCTGCAGGCACACTCGAAGTCGTGTCATCGGGTCCGGCACGCGCCGAACTCAATCCGAAGGCATCACACGGCGGCGAGAGTGCAAAGAGTGCGGATACCGTTGGTCGACGATTGAAGTACCGATAGACATGCGGACGGGGCGTAGAGCACCTGAGTTGATAGCCAAGATCCGCGCCGCTGTCGATGATATCTGCGAGGAACACCATAACCCGTCTACGTCTCGTTGGTTCGACGAAGACGGTGTGCCTGTGGAGACGACGCAAAAATGACGACGCCACGCAAAGATCCGATCTTCTCGATTGGCGAACCAGTTGGCGAGCTAACCGTCGTTAAGCATTTGGCACACTCGAACGTGTGCCCCGAAGGTCCACACGCGGGTAAGCACTACAGCAAACGGCAATGGTGGTATCGATTGACGTGCGGGTGCGGCAACACGGTCGTCGCCAATCAGGATGCAGTGCGCGACACGCGTCGTCGCTGTGACGACTGTAACAGCATGAAAAGATCAATCGATCAGCAGCAACGGATGCGCGAGAAGTATCCAAAGCCAAAGCCGACTGTGTCTGACTTTGCAACGATGAGGTTGAAATAAAATGACTAACACTATCGGATCAATAGACGGCCCAACGCATCTTGCAGCCGTTCAGCGTATCGCCGAACTTGAAGCAGAAAACGAGCGGCTGCGTAAACTGATGTGCGAGGCGTTTTATGCTTGTTCTGAAGACGCCTGCTCGACATCTCTCCCGCGAGAATTCGTCCAAGAGGCGGTGAAAGATGAGCAACGCATCGGAGTAGATCACATCTTAGCCGCAAGAGACGCGGCGCAAAAACTAGTGCAGAAACTTGAAGCTGAGAATGAGCGGTTGCGACGAGAAGTTCAGCACTATAAAAATATCGCCTATAACAACTACTTTTAGACGCTGAGCGGTGGCGCAAAATTGAGTCAGCAATTATAGATAACACAAACGAGTTATCTGACGTGCTTGACCTTGTGATGGAGTTGTATAGCGAGAGCGTGCCTACGGAGACAACACGGAAATGAAAGATGAGCGATGACGGCGGATACAAAGAATTTCTTATGCAAGAGGAACCGAAAAATGACTAGATATGATGATGTTAAACATAGGTACTTAAACGATCCACAATTCCGTTCTCTTGTTGATTATATGATCGCCACAATTTTGAATCTTGATTACTCACCTAGCGAGATGCGCGATGCAGTAATGATGGCTGCGTTGGTTGTAGAAGAAAGAAAACTGCGACCTGTGGTCGTTGATCGATGAGGGATGACTGATGACCATTATCACGCGCAAAGACGCCATCAAGGCCGCCGCCTGGGCCATCGACGCAGCGCGGGAGGGTGACCGCGTGCCTAAGTATGCATCAGGTCGCGACGATCTCGAACGCTACCGGCTCATGGTCAAGCTACTCGGCGACGCCGTCGACGGCTTGCAACGCAAGCTCGACTCGGCGCGTAGCAACTACAGGAAGAAGGTCGCCAGGACAAAAGCCGACGCAGGCCGGTATCGGATCATCCGGGCGCTTGGATTGGCCGGGCGTCGCGGCGAGGACCTGGATCGCGCCGTGGATCAGCTACTGCGGGATCGGGCTGATGGAGAGAGGTGAGATGGTGGAGCTACTGGTCTTGGTAGGCATCGTGTGCCTGACGATTGGATTTTGGTGGCGATGATGAAGCGATACTACTCAGCAGAGGAGACGGCCGAGATCCTTGGCTGCGCGCCCAAGACCATTCTGGAGATGGTCCGCCGCGGCGATCTCCGCGGCGCGAAGATCGGCAAAGCGTACCGGTTTCGCGCGGACGACATAGACGCCTGTTATGAACTGTACAGGGACACCCATCGGGGAGATCCTGCAGACTACCCGGCCCTACCAGAGCTTGTCGGCCAGTGACGATGCCCGCAGGTTCGCGTATCGCTTCAGCATGTCCAGCCGCTTGTGACCGGTGATCTTGGCTATCTCAACGTCTGACAAGTTGGTGCGCTCGTACAGCCTCGACGTCGCTTCGTGGCGGATGTCGTGGAACCGCAACCCTGACACCCCCGCCGCCTCGAAGGCACGCGCGAACCGCTTGGACAACCTGGTCGTGATCTGCGCCGGCATGCCGGTGTAGCCGAACAGCGGCCCTTCACCCCCGTCCTGCAGTAGCTGCACCACCACACTCGACATCGGCACCTGGCGCTTGTCCCCGTTCTTCGTTCTGTCCAAGAAGATCGTCCTGCGATCGACGTCGACCTGGTCCCAGGTCAGGGTGTAGATCTCACGCAGGCGCATGGCGGTCTCCAGGGCCAGCTGGAAGATCAACCTGAGGTCGCCGGTCAACACTGCCAGGATCGCCTCTTCCTCGCCCGGCTCCAGGCGCCGATCGCGCTCGTCGCTACCGCCCCCCGAGTACCCCTTCGGGAGTTGAGCCAGCGGGTTGACCCCGAGCGTCTCCGGGTACTTCGCCTGCACCCAGGTCAGGGCTCGCTGCAGGGAGCCCTTGAACTTGCGGATACGCGACGGCGACAACCCCGTCATCGATCGGATCCAGAGTTCGGCCCAGGCGTAGGTCAGTTTGTTGAGCGGGGTATCGCCCCATCGACGCTCGATTACCCGCAGCACATCGGCGTCCTTGACGGCGACCGCACGCTGGTACTCGCGCAGGGCAGCGCCGATCGTCTTGGGGGCACCGCTGGAGAGCAGCCCGTCAGGAACGACGCCCTGGTCGAGAAGCGCCTCCAGCCTGGCGACGTAGACGTCCCCCTCGGCCTCCGATGCGAACGACAGGTACAGGGGTTTCGGCAGCAGGGCCGCCCGGCGCACGGTATAGTGCCACCGTCCGCCGCGATGTCTCTTGGTCGCCATTCCAGTCTCCGGTGTCAACGCACAAGTGGTGCGGTTGACGAGTGACGCGGTCACTCCTGAACGGATTATGAACGGTAGCTCAAGGGTTTGCGAGGGGCTGGTGACAGGTCAGCCACTTTGGGGGATAGCTCGCTAAGTGACTGAAAAATATGGAGGCCGAGGCCGGAATCGAACCGACGTCCACGGATTTGCAATGCGTTGGACTTCTTGTCAGATCAGGCGCTTACGACGCCGCGCCACTCAGCCGGCAACCGGGAAAGGATCTTTCCACCTGTTGCCGGCCGGCTGCAGTAGACTTAGGGCATGGACTACATCATTGCTCTGGTCACGGTGCTGATGCTCGGCTACGTCGCGGCCGTAGGAGGCGGCGTCGACACCAGACGCGGTCTCGGGGCGGCCACTTTCTACGGCGCCGGGGTTATCGTTTTGGTCCTGGTCACCGCAGCGGTGATCAACTTCCTATTCAGTCATTCGCGACTTTAGCCGGGTCACCATCCGCCTCGCTATGTCGTTGCGGCGCTTCCGGACCTCGTCCAGCTCGGCACGCTTGGTTGCAGCGGTCAGCGTCTGGTCACGCTGGATCGCCTCTGAGCGCTTCGACAACTCTGACATCTCCCGCCTGGCGTTTTCCAACACCTTGTAGAATCGGATCTGCTCCCGCTTGTCGTCCTTCAGCGAACGGGCCTGCTCCTTCAGGCCACGCTTCAACAGTTCCTTGAAGTCTGCATGGGCGCGACGAGACTCGTTGTACATTTCGTAGAACTCGGTGGTGTACTTGGAGTAGCCCTCGCGGCTTGTGTCACGGTAGAAACTCCTGATCGGCTGGTACTCAGTAAAGTACTTCTCCGGGGCAACTTTGCCGGTCATCCCATCGAAGGCCCCCGCCACCATCGAGTTGGCCGCCGCGCCAACCCAACCCAGGTAGTTCCTGATCAGGTAGTCCACCTGCACCGGGCTCAACACCATGCCCTCGCCGACCTGTCCGACCGTGGCGTCCATTGCGCGACTGATACCCTTGGCCGTGGTCGTTGTGCTCGAGCGCTCGCGCAAGACTGGGCTGATGCCGGACAACTGCATCCCCAGACTTTCGATCGGCCGCCCGGTGAACGAGTCGGTGTTGGTGGCCACGTCGTACATCGGCGCAAACATCTGGGGTATCGGGTTGAAGCTGAACGTGCTGCTCAGCATGTGCCCGAGGCGCTGGGCGAAGAGCTCCCCCTCAACCTCGTCGTCAACCACCTGTTCGAACAGCCGCTCGGCTAAGGTGGCGATCGCGCCCACTTCGAACGGTTTCGGAATGATGACGTGCCAGTCACCCTCGACCCCGAGCGTCGACGGGAAGACGTGCCAGTTGGCATCCTTGTCCCACTCTTCCAGTTCATCGAAGTCATCCGAGTCGTCATTGGCCGCGCGCAGAGCGATCGTGGCCAATGACATGGCTCCAATGACCAGCATGAAGCGGAGCCTGGATTGCGGCGTCGCGCCCGCTTCTGCCAGTCTGGCCAATCCCTGCAGGCGGGCGTTGAGGAACGGCACGGTCTCGGCCAAGAAGCGAATCGCGGTGTAGCTTCCCCGCTTGCTGAAGTCGAGCAGGTTGCGAGATTCGTAGGCTGCGCGTAGTTTGGCGCCATCCTCGTCCCGCATGATCTGGTGGAAAAGCGCTGCGCGGTTGGCGTTTTCGGTCGTGTCCGACAGCGCGTGCCACTTGTCCCAGGCCCGCCGCACCCCGGCGCCCATGAGCCCGATCGCTTGGATGGCGTCACCAACCCCTCGGACGCGGACCATCCGGCGCGTCTGCTTACCGAGTTGGTACTTCAGGTCATCGATGTGCTCGCCCTGGATGTGACCAAAACTGAACGCCGCCCCTGTTGCCATCATGTGGCTGCGGGCCTCAGTCATCTGATCGCCGATGCCGTAGCGCTTCATGCCCGCGGCCGCGTTACCCGGTGCGTTGAGACTGAGCTCTGGGGCCACCGCGATGGAGTGCAACGTGTCGCGAATCAGGTTGCGCAGGATGAACTGTGGGCTGGCGGTGGTCAGGTTGGTGAACACCCGCTTGAAGCCTCGCATCACTCGCATAGGGCCGTGGTCCATCCCGCTCGACGTGATCATCGTCAGCGCGTTGAACACCAATGGGTCGTCGATGTTGACCCACTGCTTTTTGCCGTTCGTGAAGTAGTACGTCGAGGCCTTCTTGGCGCGGGCCGCCTCCGTAGTTGGGCTTGCGATGCCCACGAGCTTGGCGTTATCGATCGCCTGCTTGGTGGCTACGTTTTTGAGCGACTGGCTCAGCAGGTGATGGAAATTGATCAACGTGTTCTCAAGCAAGTCGTTGAGGTTGTGTTTACCACCCTTGAGTCTTTTGAACGCCTCTTTGGGCTTGAGGCTGCCCCCGGCGCGTGGCCCGGCGACTTCGTCGTCTCCAACGATGCGGTAGAACGGAACATACCAGTCGTTTTTCCAAGCCTGGCGCCAGGCAGGGTCCATGATGCCGGCCTGGGTCGCGATCTTGAGGACGTCGTCCTTGACGCCATCAAAAGCCCGCTTGACCTGGTTGTAGAGGTGCAGTCGCTCACGCCCGGAGTCTGCCTTGCCTCGGTTGAGCACCATGCCGGCCTGGATCTCCTCTTCCGTGAACAGGTGCTCCCGGCCCTCGGCCATCAGTTCTTGTGACCGGTGCGCCGCCATCCAGCCGAAGAAGCGATCGATCTCCCGCGGCGAGCCCAGTTTTTCGAGCGCTTCCATCAGCCCTGGCTGACTGGTGTCGACGTCGATAACCTTGTGCCTGGCGTCGTAGTACAGTCGGCCGGCCCTCAGCAGGGCCACCAGCGCGGAGCTGCCCCCTTCGGACATCCTGGCCAACACGTAGCTCGATGAGGTGATGCTGGGTCCTTTGGTCGGGGCGTCATCGTTCAGCGCCTCGCGGTCAAGCTCCAGCAGCGGCGCGTATTGATCGATGAAGCCCTGCTTCTGCTTCAGCCAGAAGCGATCGGTGAAGTTATTCCATCGCTCCTTGTACGTCGTGATCTCAGACGGGCCGATCTTCGACAGGAACGACTCCTGGTCTGGGGTCGTGTCGTCGAAACCGTGCCCCTGGCGCGGAGCGAACGTGGAGAGCGCATCACTGGTCGGCTGCAGCTCACCTTTATCCTGCCGCACGTACTGGTCCATCATCTCAGCCACGACAACCTGGGTCGCTTCGAGGTCCTTGACGTAGCGCGAGCCGCGCAGGTCGTACCCCTTCAGGTCAGCCAGTAGTCGGTCGACGAAGCGTCTGAACGCACTCACCAAGTGGCCGAACACGCCCGGGTTCTGCCGGCGCAGGCGCTCCCAGAACGGCTTGCGGTTGAACTGCCCGCCGACGATGTCGGCCACGAGTTCTTCCAGGATGCCGGCCTGGCCCAACTTACCCCCAGCTGGCCGGCTGCGGTTGACCCACTGGCCGTACTCGGAGATCTCCGCGCGGGTGATCCCGGCCGCCTTCAGGATCGCCTGGGCGTAACGACGGAACAATTCGGGCTGTGTTCGAGCGAGCGTGTGGACGAACTCATGCCCTATCGTGGCGAGCGCTGCCGAGTCCCCGTTGACGTCGACGAAGATGGTGTCCGGTTGGCGGGGGTCTACGACTCCGTTGAAGACTTGGTCGCTGGCGTTTCTAAGGACGACAATATCTCGTCCAAGCAGCTTTCCAAGGGACTCGAGAACCCGGGCATCCACGGGGTCATGCAGGGTAGCCGGGTTGAGGGTTCCTGGTTCGAATCGCAGCGCGGTTTCGAGTCGCTTGAGGGCGTCGTTTGCTTCTGCTTCATTGAGGAGACCCCCTGGTCTCTGCTCGGGTTGACCCCCTTGCCTGGGGGAGAACGTGGGATCACCGGAGGCCAAGATGCGTCCGAGGTCTGCTCGGTAAATCGGCGCCTCTGCCCGTGCTTCCAGTATGGCACGATGCTCAGGCGTGTCGAGCGGGGTGCCTGATATCTGCTCGAGCCACCGCGAGCCAGGCAGGCGCCCGCCAGGGAGACCGGCATCATCGACCTCAGCCTGCAGTTGCTGGGCCACGGTGGGTGTTGGCGCCTGGCGAGCGGTGACCTCGGCCGCGCCCTGGGAAACAGGAACCTGGTGGTCGCCCAGCAGAACGGCCACACCCTGGCGCCCGAAGGCCCCGGGTGCGTAGTAGCCGTCGAAGCCCTCATAGGAGACGAGGCGTTCGACCTCGTTGAACCAGTCGTCCTTATCTGTGTATACCTCGTCCGCCCTGCTTTTGAATCCGAGGTTGTCTTCCCCCAGGTCGTAGACATTGTTCAGCGAGACCGCGTGCGCTTTAGCACCGACGCCGGACTCAGGGTTGACCCCCGTACCCTCGTCGACGTAGAAGAAGATCCGATTGCGTACCGCAGGGTCAGCCGAGGGGCGGTCCAACCGCCGCCGTTCGGCGCCCTGCTTGCCGGTGCCGTACTGAGATGAGTTTAGGGTTTCCCGGGCTTCCTGGGAGTAGTGGACCCCTTGGACTGAGATCGCACCTTCTCGTGCTGCTCCGTAGCCCAGGCCTCCACTGCGTCCGCTGCCGGCTGCATCGGATCCTGCCCTGGGGTTGAAGAGTCCCCCTTCGCCGTAGAGGGCGGCTGCTTCGGCGCGGCGTTGCTCGAGTTGCTCGCCGCGGAATTGCTCGAGGAGGGCCTCGAACGTGTCACGCCGATCGCGAATCCACGCGTGTAGATCGGGTCGTCCGCCGAGGCTTGTCTTCTGATAGAAGGTCTCCCCCTCGGGGTCAGTTTCCCAGTCGTGGACATAGCCATATTCTCCTTCGCTCCAGAAATCAGTGAGGTCCGTTACGCCGATGTCTCGGAGATTGTCTTCAATTTGGTCAATCGCAGCAGACCACACCTCGTCATCGACGAACGGTAGTCTAGTCTCATCGTCCCGGAAGTTGATCACCGAGATCTCGTTCGGGGCCGTACGAGTGAACCCGGCGTCGTTGCCGAGCACACTTTGTAGTAAGTTTAGCACAGAAGTGCTAATCTCTGGTGTGATCGGCGTGCCGAAACGCAGCGCGACGCTTTTGGCGTACTTGCCGCCCCGGAGGCTCAGGTCGACACTCTCGGATTTGGCTAGAGCCGCCCGGTTCTTGGCGATCAGGTTTTCAAGCTTGGTTCGATCTTCCCCCGTCTTGCTGTCGAGTTGACCCTCACGCTTGGTGATCAGCGCCCCGAGACGGGCGACCTCCGCATTAACCTTGGCCTGCCGAGCCTCCAAGGCGGCCCGCGCCTCTGCCTGCGTGTCGTGTGTCGACACCGTGCGCCCTTTTGCCCCGTTGTCGATGACGCGGAATCGTTGCTCGACCTGTGCCGACTGAGATAGCAGGGCGCGGGCATCCGGCCTGAACCATGGCACGGCGTTCTGCTTGAAGATGTACTGGATCGCTTGCGCGTACAGCGAGGCTTTCTCTCGGTCGAAGGCTCCGCTCTTGGTAGGCAAGAGGTGGCTCAAGTTGTTCGGGCTGATGTCGCCCTCGTAAGCACCGTGGCCATCGTTGACCCAGGCCATCGGGGCCCCGAGCTTCTGGCCCAACAGGTCATTGCCGTATTCAGACAGGATGAGGGCTGCGGCTTGCCGGGTGAACAGGCGCTTGGTGGCCTCGTCAGCGTCGAGGATCTCCTCGCCGAGGTCGGGGCTTGGTAAGGCCTCCCAAGCCACGACCTGGATCATCTGCTCGATGAAGTCTTTGAAGCTGGCAGAGCTCTCGTCAGCTGCCTCGGTGGCCTCCTTCGATTTCACGGCCATGGCATGCTTGTGCCAGATCTTGCGGTGTTCGCGCAGTTTGGCGGCGTCCGTAGGGATATGGTTCTTACCGTCCTCCCCAACGAAGGCGTAGCCCTTGGCGATGGACTCTTTCCAGGTCTTGTCCTTCACCGCTTGAATTTCGTAACGCGCCTTCATGGCCGACCAGATTACCGCCTGAACCTGGTGCGGAAGCCACTCAGGCTCCCCTTCGGCGCGCTCTTTGTTCAGGCGCGCTGTGAGTCGACGCAGGACATTCTCAGAGAACGAGTAGGCCCCAGTGCCCTTGTCATCACCAGCGGACTCGTTTTCGTAGCCGTAGGCCCGGTACATCCACATGTCTATCGTGGCTGGTTTATTGATCTCGTTGACAAGATCACGGTCGAGTTGCAGTTGGCCTACGGCGTCTGGGTTACTGGCCAGGATCTCATGCATCAGGTTGAGGTAGAAACTGGATGTCTTGCGCCCCTCGAACGGTTCGTTGTCGTACAGTACCCCTACGGCTTTCTTGTCCTGATCCGCTGTCTTGACACGCAGAGGGTGGCGTTCCCCCTCCAAGGCTGCGACCCAGTCTTCTCGACTCACGCCATTCTTGAAGTTGTTCCACGCTTTGACCGCGAAATAGGTGTTGACCTGCACGTTGGCCTGCGGCGAGTAGATCGCCAACAGCTGGGTGAATTTTTCCGCATCATTGAGGTTGCCTTTGGTGATGCGCATCACCGCCTGGGCGGACTCCTCGTACCAGTACCTGCCCTTCATCCCCTCCGCGATGCGATTGCGCAGTAGACGATAGAGCTTGACCATCGCTCTTTTGGGCGCCGGTGAATCGTTAATCCACTGAGGCGCGCCGCGGATCTTCCCGGTGCTGGTGACCTCCGGCTCCCAGTTGGCCCAGTCCGTCCTCCCCGATCGGGGAGAGAAGAACGCCCCCTCGGCGCTCTCGACGCCCATGCCGCGTTCGGCCGAGCTAATGTAGCCCTCGGTGCTGATGATCAGCGCGTCGAGCACCCTGAGCTTCTTGTTGGCGTTCAAAAAGCGCGCGAGGTTGCGCGCCAGGTCGGGGTCGGAGGTCTTGATGACGCCCGCCGAGGCGTTGGTCTTGTCGATCGCTGAGAGCAGACGGCGCACCTGCCCGCCCTGACGCAGGGCCCCCATCTCCTCGCGGGTCAGCGACACCGAGCCGGCGACGTTGTGCCGGTTGTCGAGCAGCAGCAGTGCGTTGTCGGACTGGATGGCGTCGACCAGCGCCTTGGCCGAGTCGGGGCTGGTGATGATTTGTCGCTCGCTCGGTGGCGTCTTGCGCAGCTTGCGCTCGGTGATCGGGATCGTGCGCTTGCGCACCCGCGGCTTGATCCGCACAGGCCCCTGCTCCGCTCCGTACTCGCTCAGGTGGTAGGCCTCACCGTTGGCGGCAGCCAAGATGACATGACCGTTCACCTGGACCCCGGACCCGTCGAGGGTGTCGGTGATGACCTTGGTGATGCGCACATCGGCGCCGCTGGGGGTGGGGTTACCACCGGGGTGGTTGTGGGCCAGCCAGACGGAGGAGGCTTCAGGGACGGCGGCAATGGCGCCGGCCAGCGTCGCCGGGTAGACAGAGGCTCCATCTTTCTCGCCGACCGTGTGCTGGATGACCTGAAGCGGGGTTCCGTCAGCGTCGAGGACGAGCACAGCCATGTGCTCCTGGCCATACTTGCGGAAGGGCGCTAGGACATGCGCCGCCTCCTCGGGGTTGGTTACGCGCTCGACTCCGGAGCGGACTTCTCCGATCGGGACGGACTTGTAGCCGACGACGAAGTTGTCTCGGGCTTGGTTTTTCGCGTCAGGTACGGAGGCGGGGGCGTCCACAGGCGCAGACCCGCCGCGCTTCTCACCACGCGATTCCTGTACTTGGCTGGTTTTTCGCTCATATCCTGAGTATAGCCCTTCCGCTACTCCGGTAGGATCCCCCTGCCTAGCAGCGAACAGAGGTTGACCACCCAAGACGTCTTCGCGCATCTGGTCCGTGATCTTGACGGACCAGGCTTCGGCGGTCTTCTGGATGACGTTACCGTCACCGTCGCGCAAAGTCCCCAGCTGGTTGTCGTAAATCGGCAGCGTCGTCTTCTCAACCTTGGCGCCCCACTTCTTGACGTACTCGCCGATGTTGCGTGGGAGGATCTTATCGTAGAAACCGATCATCCCTTCGCCGCCAGTCTTCAGGTCGTCATCGCGGAGGACTTTCACCGGGCGAATAGCATGGTTAGCCGAGTTCCCCGGATGGTAGACATCTGAAATTTCACCTTCGTAGTTGACGATCTTGCCGGTAATCTCTTTGCCAAACAGTTCCTCGAGTCTGGCCTCATTGATATCCGCTTCGGTGGTGACGTTGCGGTCTTCTAGGTCGCGAACGTCGACCCAATATCCGGTGTCCTTTTTTCCGTAGTGAACGACGACCCGCTTACGCAGGTCGTAGACCTCGGAACTCTGCTCACCGGTCGGCCAAGCAATGCGGTCCATCCCGCGATCCGCTGCCTCACGCAACATGCGCTTGAAGGCCAGCCCAGCCCAGCCGCCGCCAGACTTGGTCATAGCCCCTTTGAACGGAGCGTCAGGTACGCCAGGTTGGTGCGTATCAACTTTGGCGCCTGTTTCCCCGATGCGCGCCTCCTTGTAACCCTCCTTCCGTCCATCCTGATGCCAGTCCGACTGGATCTCCTGGACCATCAGCACACGCTCACCGTCCGCGTTGGTGCGCTCGTCGAAGCGGGCGTGCGTCAGGACGTTCTCCTCGTCCCAGTGCGCAGCCGCATACGCCTCTGGTTCGCGGCGGACGAAGAGGTCAGCGTCGTCGTTCAGAGCGTTCAGCATGTCACGGTTGGTGATTGATACCTCGCTCCCGTCGTCGCGTTGGTAGACGACCTCGTCGCCCACCTCTAGGGCTGCTTGCGCCTCTTGCTTATTGGCGGGCGCGTCGGTGACAGGCCGATCCATCGTCAGGAGGAGCTCACGGTAGTTCTCGCCGCCAGGCACGGGTATGTAAGCGCCGTACTTGGTCGGCTTGGAGTCTGCCTCACCGAGGGCTTCGCGGATCTTGTAAGGCTCCATATCGGAGGCGTAGTCGGTGAAGTACTCAGTCAGGTCCTCGCCCTCGTCGAAGCGCACCAGGTCGCCGTGCTGATCGCGGAGGATCTCACCGTACTCGTCGTAAGCGACGTAAGCCCCCTCGTCCTCGTCGTACTCCAGAGAGTGGCGCTCGGCCATGTGACGGCCGTAGGCCTCTGGCAACGCGTCGTCGCCGACGCCGCCGCGCTCGACCTCGGTGATCTGCGGCAGGTTCTGTTGAACGTGCGACAACACCTCCCCCCTGGTGACAGGCTGGCCCTTGCGCTCGGCGAGGAAGGTGTCCAGGCCGACCGCGTCGACCTCCTCCTGCTTCACTTCGCCTTTGCGTACCCAGGCCTGCACCTTGTTGCGCAGCGCAGCGGCGTTCTCTTTCTTCCCCGCCCGCTGTTCCAAGACCTCGGACAGCCGGCTACGGAAGGTGGGGCCGGCGTCGCCTTGACGGGGTGCAAACGCCATAGGCGTCTCGCCGTCTCCGTCGGTCTGGTCGTCTTGACGGGGTGCAAACGCCATAGGCGTCTCGCCGTCTCCGTCGGTCTGGTCGTCTTGGGTCTGGCGGTACCGCTCCTTGAGCGCGGCAATCTGCGAGAGCTTTGCGTCGATCGAAGCCTGCTCCTCGCCCGTCGCATTGGGGCGCTCGGCGATAAGCTGCTGCTCAAGGTCTTTGAGCTTGGCCAGGGGATCGGGCTCGCCGTTGACCAGCCGGAAGCTCGGGTTAGACCCGTCCTCGACCTCGGGGGGATCGATGTTAGGCGGCGGCTGCACCCCTGACCCTTTAAGGGCGTCCGCCATGACGCTATTGGCGGGGGCCTCGTCGGGCGCGTAGGCCATCGCGGGGTCCCGGGAGCGCTCGGCGGCCGCGCCGGAGGCCTCGTCGCGCTCGCGTCCTCGGCGGGCCAGTTCGGCCATGACGCCCGGCGTCTTGTCGCGGGCCTTGGCGGCCAGTTGCGAGAAGCTCAACTTGCCTTCGCGCCGCTCGGCGTCGAAGCGGGCTTCGTCCGCGGCACGTTGCGCTTGGCGCTCTTGCTCGGCCCGCTCGAACCCTTCTGCGTTGGCGTTGCGCTGATGCAACTGCTCTGGGGTCGGAGGCACGGGGGCGTTGAGATCTTGTACTGGGGCGTCGACGCCGCGGTCGGTCCAGGTCTGCGCGCTGACCGCCCGGTTGGCGGCGTTGGTCAGCGGGCGGCCAGGGATCGGCGGCGGTGGCGCCGGGGTGGCACCGGGGTCCGGCGCGAGGCCTTGTCGGACCACTTCGTCGATGGCTACGGGGTTGACCTGCGTCCCGTCGACCTGACTGTTCAGTATCAAACCCAACTGCGCCTGGGGGTCGTTTTTGATGGCCTGCTGCCGAGCATGCGCCACGTTGCCGGGCACCTCGACCGCCGCGGTCGGGATCTCTGCGAGTGCCTCCGTCACGACATCGAAGGGCTTGTGTTCCCCGGTGAGCGCCTGAGCGGTTCGTTCGCCGGCGGCCCCGCCCGCGGCTTGCACGCCAACCTCCCCAGCGACGCGCGGGGCGATCGAGCCTGCGGTATTCTTGGCTCCGGCAAGCATCTTGCCCGCCAGGCCAGCCGTAAAAGCGTCGAAGGCCCCGATCGCCAGGCCGCGCTTGACCCCCTTTTCCCGCGCAGCGGACATCAGGGTCGGATCTTTGACCGCTTGTATCCAGGCCCGCGGGTCGGTCGGGTCCATCCCGGCCTCGCTGATCGCCTGGTTCAGGGTGGCGGTGTACTCCAGTGCTGACGAGCTCAACCCGGCAGCGCTGGCGGTGCCCCACGGACCAACCACCCCGCCGCCAGCGGTCAGCGCCAACCCCGGGGCCTGCTGCCCCAACGACTCTAGGGTAACGCCGGAGAGGAGATCGGGGTTGGTGATGAGGCTACCGATCGACTCGAGGTAGCTGTCGCTTTCGGCCATCGCGGCCAGCCGGTCCTGATCCTCGACCGACATGTTGTGTGCCTGCGCTCGGCGCTCGAGGTCCGCCTGCCGGACGGCATACTTGGTGTCGTCGCCATACGCAAGCCCCAGCTCTCGCAGTAAGGTGGCCGTCCCTTGCCGACCGCGCTGCCAGCCAGACGCCAGGCGATCTCCCGCCCAGGCCAACCCGGTCGTCTCCGCCGACGTCATCTCCCCACGGCCTTCATAACCAGTGGTTTGCGGCGGCGTCGGGTCAGGGGTGGGGGCAGGCGTCGGGTCAGGG